TATGGTCTCAACTAAGTCACCCGAAGATGCTGGGTTGGCAAGCACGACTGTCGTTCCACTAGTTGCGGTGAAGTCGGCTGATCCTAGTAACGCACCGTTACGATAGACATCAATATACCCAACTGTGTAGCTTGGTACCGAGAAGGTTGTCTGACCCGCAGTTGCTGTGAACTCGGTCTGGGTTCTGTAGGCGGTATTAACTACGCCACTAGCGGGGATGCCTAGAAAGCGTACTGAGATATTGCCTGTACCAGCGGGAGGTGCAGCAGAGAATGTGAGGGTTGTACCTGATACGCTATATGTGCTTGGATCTTGTAAGACACCTGAGACCGCTACCAAGATTGAGTTGGTATTAGCGGGTGCGACAGATAGAGTGAATACAGTACCAGAGCCGTTAGCCGAGAATGTATCGGTTACGAAGGCACTAGTTGTTGGTTGTGCGCCTATATATGACATTATGCTGCCCTCGCAAATTCTTTGTGTAGCATTTGACGTGCCAAATCAACAAATTCAGCAGCCAACTCTTTGGTTTGAAAAGTGCCTAAATGCTTACGTTTTCCATCAAAATTAATTTGAGCATTCCATTTTTGGGTTGCTTTTTTAAAAAATACACCTTTTAAGCCAGATGTATTACTACTATAAATCTTTTGATTTACTTTGTTTTGACTAAATGTTGCTTCACGCAGATTGCTAATTTCGTTATTAGTCCTGTTTCCATCTATGTGGTCAATCACTTTAGGCATATAACCGTGCTTCAAAAGAAAAATTACCCTATGAACTTTAAAAGATTTTCCTTTTAATCTTGACTCAAAATAGCCCGCTTTTGTAATAGAGCCAACAGGCTTATCTTTAGTTGGATATGTTCCTTGGTTATTTTTCCAGTAAAGGATCCCATCTTTGTAATAGAACAAAGACTCAGCAAGTTCTTTTGTCATCCATTCTTTAGCTTGTTCGTATGACATAAGTTATTCCTTCGGGAAACGGTCTTTTACTGCTTGAATCTGGGCTTTCCATGCGTCTATGCCTTCATGGAAGATGGTGTCAAACTGGTCGGCAAACGATGGGTAAGCTGCGGCACGGAGGTCTTTATAAGCGTTAGCATCTACGTAAGCCTGAACTGCTGCTTTGTCGTACTGGACTTCGTTGCCGTCTGCATCGTAAGCGACATCGCCACGAATGGTGACTACGGATGGGTTTAGTTTGTGAATAGCTATTGCAAAGTTCATGCCGCAATCTCCATAAGAGTAATTGTGCTTACATCACTAGCGTTATCTTGATTTATTTGAACTGTTCCGCTAACCCTTGCTCTTATTTGCAATTTGTAAGTTGTAGAAGAAGTGTTTGCTGGAGAGTCTAAAACAACAAATCCTGATTCTGATACAAAATCAAATGTTGTGGTTGAATACATAATATTAATTTGAGCCGCAATTTCACTTGCACCCCTTAAAACTCTTAAAGAAATTGCTTGACCTGAAGTGCTTTGTTTATATAAACCAGACGCAGTTATTAAAACTAAAATTTTGCTAGTTGCACTTGTTGGTGTAATAGACGCAGTAACATTTGTGCAATCAACAAATGATGTGCTAGTTGTAGAAGTTTGTGTTGCTGTTGCGGCACTAACCACTTGCAACACAGAACCAGTAGGCAAGTTAGCCTTTCCTGGAACCCCGCTTGCCAAAGAAGCATTTTGTATTGTACTTACTGGCATTATGGTAACTCCTTCACAAAGTCTTTTGCCTGTTCTGCGGTCATGGTGTTGCCGTCTGCGTCTTGTAACTGAGCCTTGTCTTCAAGGATGGCTTTCTTAAACTGGGCGTAGTCGGTGTTGTCAGGTGCAATAGGAATAGAAGCATTGTCTGATAAACGCAAAATTGCACAAACTTTATCTTCGCTTTTTAATAATTTATACATTTATAACTCCGCAGAGAAAAATAATGTGTTTGCAGTAGCACCACCACTTCTAGCCAAAACCCCATAACCTTGAGTTAGCGTTGCACCACCAACAGTAAAACTTACTCCAGCAGTAGTAGTTGTTGCTGTAACTAAAGAAACTGCTGTTACTAATTCACTATTACCACCACCCCTAATGTAAAAAGTTCCCGAACTTGTTAAAGTTGGACTTGTTCTCATTGAAACTAAAAATGGGTAAGTAATATAAGCAACACCTGTAGTTAAATTTGAACCTGAACCATAATAATAATTATTACCATCATTAGGATTTGTTGTTCCTTGAAAATACCTCTGACACAAAGCCAATTCAGCACCGTATGAACCACCAGCCGTTGTGAAGGTCGTTGCCTGTGTGCCTACTTCGAGTTGTACGCCTGTAAAGTAGAAGGTTGCTCCGTTAGTTCCGACTACACTAACTGCACTTGAAACTCCAACATAATTTGCACTAGCCCACGCACCTACTGGACCAGCGTTTGTAGAACCCACACCAAGACCAAACCATATTTGAACACCAGTACCGTTTGTAGCGTTCCATGTTCCGCTTTGGTCGCCAGCAACAGTAATTGACTTTTGTTCCCAAGTATTTGCAGATGAAATTGTGTAAGTAAATGGATAGCTTCTTGTTCCACCGTTATTAAGGCATAAACCAAAAGTTCCTGTTAAAGAGCTACGCACCCAAAATGATAGGGTTACAGTCTTGGCATTTGCAGTTCCCCAATTTAGGTCTGCTAAATTATAACCTTCAATACTTTGAAGAACGGCATAAAAATCACCAGCACCTATTGAATAAGCTGATTGCGAAGTTACACCTAAATAATTAGTAAACCCCGCTGGTGGAGTTACTGAGCCAGCGTTTTGTTGAACAATTAATTTGCCAGTTGTTGTTTGAGCAACGTTCCATCTATCAAGTGTGTAGCCACTAATGGTGTTAGCTGTAGCAGTTCCACCATACCTTTGGTCAATAGCCATGTTGGAATTTATGATGCGATTCTTAAAGCTAATACCCAAATCACCTTGAACATTACTGTCTAATGTATTCCAGCTAACCGTATTCTGACTTGGCGTAATTGCCTGAGTCGTGGTGCTGAGGTAACGCACATAGACGTTCTGTGTGCCAGCCGATGGAGCAGAGGTAAAGGTAATAGTCGTGCCGCTGATGGTATACGCATCGTTAGGGACTTGGACTACGTTGTTGACTACCGCCTGAATGTCGTTAACAGAGGCTACCGTGCGGGATAAGGTAAACGCAGTCTGAGCGCCTGTGCCATTAAAGTAGTCAGTTCCAGAGATAAAACTCTGGGTGGTTGGTGTATTTCCTAGATAGCTCATTTAGCCCTCGATTAGGTAATCTCTAAGTAAGAAACCACAACGTCTGCTGAACTTGCGGCAGAAGTTACGACTTTGAGTGCGTCAGCGGCTTCTAATACAACCTTTTGCTCTCCGCCTACGATCACTAACGAACCACCAACAGGCACAACGCCAGTCTTAATTAGGTAGTAGTCGGTAGCCGAAGATGTAAGGTAAGCATCGCAAGTAATTGGTGAAGTGGTCGTATTAGCCACAGACAAGCCAATCAGCGTAGTCTGGGTCGCAGACGGAGCCGTATATACAGTAACGGGCGAAGTGCCTACGTTTTTGCTAAATGAGTTCTTGAAGGTATTTGCCATTTTTAGTCCTTATCCTAAAGCGATTGCCATTGCGATAGCCGTTCCAGCGGGATCGACTTGCAGGTTTGTTTGAGCGCCAGCAACCGTAGAAGCTCCTGTACCACCCGAAGTAACAGGCAGTGGGGTTCCTAAAGTCAGGCTGTTTAAATAATCAAAAGCACCAACAACGTCAGTGCCGTTTACATACAAAAAGGCTTTTACGCCATTAGGTATCGTAATTCCAGTACCAGCAGAGGTCTTAACTCGAATAGACTGGCTACCCGTAGTATTGTTCTCAACGATATAAGTCTTGTTGATAGTGGGTACAATGAGGTCACGAGTAGCCGTTAAACTAACGCCAGAAGTGGCGTTGATATACAAATTACGGGCAGTTTGACTAGCGACAGAGTCTGTCAGCGTGATGGTTAAATTGGCATCGGATGGGAAGTTAGCAGTTCCTCGCCCCACAATTGACTGCTCAAATACGTTCGAGAAGTTATCGTTGGTAGTAGCTCCCCAAGTGCCGACCTGTTCGCCTGTGCCAATCAGCTCAATTTTTAGGTTGGTCGAGTATGTACTTGCCATTTAAGCTGCCTCTAAAATTTCTGTCCAATTAGGACTTTGTGTGTCAATAATATCAGTCCAGCCAGGTGTTTGTCCATCATTTATGCCCGTCCAATTTGGATTCTGGTTAGGGTCTATTTGACTCCAAACTAAAACATCACCGATCTGTCCTGTTGCCTGTACTCCTACTGGTGTTACAACCGCATTTACCGCAATAATTACCGTGCCTAAAGACGCAGTAAGCTGGAATCCTGTGACTGGCACTCCAATAACAACCTGTCCAACATTGCCTGTAGCAGAGACTCCAACTAGGTCTACAGTGACATCTGCGTTTACGGCTACTGTGCCAAGCTGTACTGTTCCCGCTACACCAACTACATCTACATCCGTTCTTACATCTACCGTGACTGAGCCTACTGAGCCAGTCGCTTGTAATCCTGTTACAGGCACATCTGCGTTAGCGGCTACGGTTACAGTTCCAAGACTAGCTGTTCCTGCCACACCCACTAGGTTTACAACTGCCGTTCCTTGGACGGTTACAGAACCTACCTGTCCAGTACCACTTAATCCTGTAACGGGTACTACTACCCCTACGGTGACTGTGACATCACCAACATTACCTGTGCCAGATACGCCCGTTACATTAACGTTTGCACCAGCTTCTACCTGTACGCTTCCTACACTACCAGTCGCCTGTAGTCCTGTAACTGGAACATCTGCCCCGCCCGTAGCGGTTGCCGTTCCTACCTGACCCGTGCCAGAAACGCCTACTAAATCTACTACTGCCGTACCAGTAACAGCAACATTACCTATCTGTCCTGTGCTAGAAACGCCTGTTACAGCGACATCTACACCAACCGCTACTGTTACAGAACCAACACTTCCTACCGCCTGTAAGCCTGTTACTGGAACATCTGCTCCAGCCTCAACCGTTACGCTACCTACTGCACCTGTGGCAGAGACCCCCGTTAGGGTTACTACTGCATCACCTTGTACTGTGACTGACCCTACCTGTCCGTTTGCTACAAAGGATACGTTACCGAATCCCCAAGCGGCATCGCCCCAGCCTTGGCTAGACCAACCCCCTAACGCAATTGAGACATCAGCCACACCGTATTAACCTTAAGCAATACGGATAATGGCATCTGACGCAGTAGCTGCTGGGAACACAATCGTGAACGTACCAGCGGTAGATGTCTTAGCACCACCAAAGTCTAGGATACATACAGAAGGATTACCCGCTGCGCTATCGTTATAAATCATGGCGCCATAAGCTGTAATGGTCGCAGAAGTAAACGATAAGTCCGCAAAGTCGGTAAACGCTGTAGTACCAGAAGAAGTTGGGGTTACATTAGTTAGCGTACCGCCACCAGCAGAATAAGTACCAGAGTTAGCTACTTCGTTAGAGCTTGTATAGGCAGTCGTTGCAGCCGTAAAGGATGCTGAGTTGTCATACAAAGCCAGTTTAAAAGTATTACCAGTGCCGTTTGTAAAGTTGTGGACTGCTTGCATCAACTCTACCTTGAAGCTGGTACACATAAAGTTACCTGTGAACGCCATTTTGAACTCCTATTCGTCTAAAAGTTTGATTAATTCAGGATGACCAGCTTCCCGTAGCTTATAAGCTAGTGTTACACGATCAAATTTTACTGCTTCATTCATGTAAAAAACCAACACCGCACGAATATGTTCACGAAACGCTAAGGCTTGCTCACGAACTAATGGGTGGGAGTTGTCCCCTACTTGAATAATTTTGTCTAATGCTCTCTCCGCAAGCTCATCTGGGGTGAACCCACCATGATCTTTGGTTAATACTTGAATGCCATCAAAGGCGCCTTGAACTTGCATCATCTGACTGGATACCTCACTTGTCCACTTCTGTAAGCGTCTTGACGCTCTTTTGCGTCACCTAACTGTTTCAAATCTGCCATCGCTGCGTCATACCGAGCTTTATACATGGTCATGGTATCAGCGTCTGTCTTCATAAAGTTAGCAGCTTCTATGAGCGCACCGTATAAGAGTACAGAGTCAAAATTGTCGCCCAGCCAAGATGTATTGGCAGTAACAATAGATTGTGGGTAGTAAAAATAATGCAACTCCACAGCGTAATTGGCATTTGGGGTAGGTCCTAAAATAAACGTATTGTCATCAAAAATAGCGTAATACTGGGGTTCGCCATAGAAAGCTGCATCTGTGTCTGGGTAGGATTCACGGATAAAGTTAACATCTTTATTTAAAAGGTAGTGGTACTCATTTGCCGCATTAATCACCGCAAGACTAAAAGTTGCCAGCCAATCAGACGGGGTAGCTAGATACTTATTGCCACTAGTTGTGTTACCCGTAACATTCTTACGGAAAGCGGGCAGCTGCACCGTGTTATAGACACGCTGTTCAGCAAGCTGGACAAACCTAGCAATCTGCTCGGCAGACGTAAACGACCCCACGGTTGCTGGGAAATCGTTCTCAGCAAACCCTTTAATTGCAGAAGTTAACTGCGTATAGTTCATCCCATCTTCCCGCTAGACATTCTGCCTTTGGTTGCTGCACCAGCACCACGCATCTCAATTTTGCCGTATTTATCAACGCCTTTGCCATAAGTCTTGCTAATGCCATCAACGGAGATATTCATTTCTGACAGATCTTTAGCACCAGTCATGCCTTTGGAAGACAGCCCTTTAGCAGAGATTGTTTTGCCCTTCATGGTGTGGGGAGGGGCATAGACTTTAGCGTCTCCTACTTCCTTGCCCATCACTTTTTTAGAGTAATTAGCCATTATCGACCCCTTCCAGCACTTTTACGCATCATGCCTTGGTTTTTAACCTTAGCTAGATTACGTCCCATTTTCTTCATGTCCATTTGGTTTTTGCCACCCATCTTTGGTTTGGCTTTCATACCAAGAACAGTAGGACCTGAATCACCTAAATTTTTACCTTCGGTCTTGCCTTTTTTGGCTACTCCGTCTGCGTCTTTCTTAAACATTTTCAACTCCTTATGTTGTTGTTACCGTTACACTTCCTACCAAACAGCTTGGGGCAAGATCATTAGGAGTTAGTCCGTCATCTCTAGCACCACCAACAGGGTTCCAACCCCACTGGAAAATTCTACTACCGCCCTCTGGATACCCAACACCCTGTAGGGTATTGTCGTTAGATCCATTAAGCTGCAAACCACTTGTTCCAGATACCTGATAGCTTACATCAGGGCGTGGTTCCCGTACAGCCTGTGGGTCATCAACTGGGTATAAACCTAACGACAACTGCGGCTGATCTGGATCCCAGCAACTGGGGCAAACCTTAATATTCTTTATTTGCTGCTTTACAACAAGCTTCCGTAGCTCCTTTAACTTATACCGCTGACCGCATCGGTCACATTCGGCAATTGCAAATTTGCCACTACTGTACTTATTAGGCATAACTTACCTCAAATTCGTTACGCTTTTTCATATTTTCAGCGCCTTTAATAGCACGTAAATTGCTTGGGGTATGTAGTCCAGAAACAAGTTTACCTTTTAAAGGTATAACATGGTCTACGTGCCACGGCTCCCCAGTCAGTTTTGATAAAAGATCAGCTAAACGATACTCATTATTTATCCTATCAAAGTCTATATCTGATAACCATTTAGGTGTTCTTTGTACTTTTTCTGCTCTTCTTCTTGCCGCATAACTATTTATATTAGCCCGTGTATTCTGAACATATTTTTTCTTAGATTTTTGCACATTATCTTTATTTGTTACTCTGTAATTTTTAGCATACTCTTTATTTTCTACTGCTCTAAGACGCCTTTTTTCAGCAATTAACTCTTTATTCTTCTCCCGATAAGCCGCATTGTAAGCAAGCACTTTTTCAATATTGCTTTCTCTATACTGTTTTTCATACTCTTTACGAGCTTTGGCATCTTTTCTAGGCATAGAATGTCGTCCTAGGAACGAACCTAGAAGCGGCTTTTTCTCTGTCCTCCGTAGAAGCCATGAGCCACTGCTCCTCGTATTCTTGCTTTAAAAATGGTAAACGCATCTGCCCTTCTGCTGTTTTTTGAGCCATATAAAAGGCTAATCCAGCAACCATGCATGGTAGTAAACGGAAGGGAATATCAGGTTCT